ATTCAGCTCAACAGAGTCTGAATAGTCTTGCACAAAGCATGATGGGCGTAGCTAGATACTAGGTAAACATCAATGGAAATGACAAGAGGTTCTGTACCTAATTTCTTATCAAATAGTCAACAGTTCTTAAGAAAGTTTGGAGACCGAATTATAGAGGCTTCCAAAGATGTACAGGCACCTAAAAAATTTATTGATGATATATCCAAAGTATTTAGTGCAAATTTAAAACAGGCACCTTGGGGTGCTTATACGTCAGATATAGGTAAGACATCTACAACTCCACAAGGAACTACTAGAAGTTATGAAACTCCTATATCTGATGCAAGTAAAACTGCAAGAGATGTTGGCAGAGTCGGAACAGAATTTATAGCAGGTGAGACTCAGAGAAAATATGGATATGGTTTTAATGCTTATAAATTTCAATCACAGATAGGTCAGAAGGTTGCTTCAAAATTAGAAGATATGGGAAATGCTACAGGACTAAGTCCTGCTGCTGCAGCTACCATAGCTTTCGGAGTACCTGCTCTTTACAATACACTTACAGAGAAACAGGGACCTATAACTCAAGGTCTTAGACCTAAAGGATATAAAGCAGTAGCACCTGTATCTAAAGAAGAAGATCCTACTGGCAAGACACCACGTAATTTAGTAGAGGAGGCTGGCACTAGATTCTTTGCTGGACAGACAAGTCAGATGTTACCTTTTAAGGAATTTATAAAAGAACGTCCTGATGTAATGCCATCGACTATAAAAGACTACAGACGTTATGTAAATCGCAAACCAGAAGCAGGTAAAAGAATAGAAGTAGATCCAGAAAAACAAACATTCACAGCTTTTGGTGGAGCAATAAAAGGAACAGCTCGTGGTTTGAATGATCCAGAAATAAGGCTTAAAGGAGTACCATTTACAGCTTCAGCTACTTTAGGAACTGCTGCTGGAATTGCTACTGTAGCTGCTGGAGTTAAGAAGTTGAATCCATACATGCAGGATATTTATAAACAAGAAAAACAAGTTAATGTTGAAAAATTAAGAGTTGATGATTATAAAAGAGGTTATGGAGCAGATTCAGGTATGACTAAAATTGCAGAAGATAAACTTAAAGGTGCAGAACAAATGCTTGAGAATAGTAAACAAGTCAGATATGATTATGATTTATCTCCAGCTGCACAAAAGTTTCAAAAGTTAGGATCTTTTAAAGAACCAGCATTGCTATTAGGTGGCACATTAGCAGCTGTTGGTACTGCTGCTGTAGCTAAAAAATTATTCCAAAAAGCTGAACAAGAACGAATCAAAAAAGAAGACCCCTTACAATATAAGAAGTACAAACGAGGCGACTACACGGAATAAAGTTATGTCTGAAGCAGGATGGATTGAACGTGAAGAACATGAATGGGGTCCAGGTGGACAACCTTCTGCATCAAAACAGATAGATTTTAGTAAAAGAAAAAGAGGTATGGGTATTTTTGATGCCATAAATGAGAATTTAAAAGCAAAAGATAAAATAAGTTATCAGGCTCAGGAAAATAGAAAGACAGCTAAAGAGTTAGCAGAATCATACAAAAAAGGTAGTACAAAGATATCTGATGATGCAACTGTAGTAGAAGGTTATCAAGATCAGGGATACACCTTGCCTGGCGTACAAGGTAGATCCTTCGGTGGATTGATCGGAACAGGACTCGGAGCTGTAGCTGGTGGAATTTTTGGAGGACCAGGTGGAGCTATGAAAGGAGCTCAATTCGGAAGCAAAGTAGGAAGCTACTTCTAAGTTTGCTGCCTATAAAATATTAATCAAAGGACTTAATCAAAAACAATGATACCGATACCAGGAATACCAATTGGACCTCTAGGAGGTTTATTAGGAGCAGGAGTTGCTGTTAATGAACTTAAAAAGGCTGGACAAAGAAAAGAAGTTAGAAAGCTAGTAGAAGAGCAATTAGCAGCTGGTGGTAATCTACCTGATGCTACAGGTGGCTTCGGATATCAGACAGGCTTTGGTCCATTTATGCAAGGTCCTACCAGTGGTTATCAAGCAATTGATAGATACAATCGACAGATGGGGGATACTAATAGAGATATAGCAATTAAGAATCTATTAGCAATAGAACCAATAACAGATAGAGCAAAGACTAGAGACTTTGAGCGTAATATGGCAGCTGCTAGATATCGTACTCAACTTGGTACACAGCAGGGACTAACATTACAAGGTCAAGTAGGTGCTCAGAAGTTAGCACAACAGGGAATGACAGGAGCAACTCAAGCATTAGCTTCTAACTATCAGTATCAGTAAATTCAATGTCTAAAGACAAGAAGGGACAGAGCTTTCTACAGAAGTATATACAAAGACCTCTTGGAGGTTTTGTGGATGCTGTGACGCTTGGAGCTACTGATCTTGATGGACAAGGAGGTGGATGGGCAAGAGGTATTGCAGATCATGTAACTGGTAATAAATATGACTTTGATAAGCAGGGATCTAATGCTCAAATTAGAGCACGGGAGATAAATGAGTTTGATAAAGAATTAGCTGAAGGTAGATCAGCATTTCCACAAACTCAATTAGGATCTCCATTCAATGAAGATAAATTTTATAGAAATCTTAGAGGAATGCAGGTAACTGATTCTTTAATGAGAGACTATGAGATGGGAAGAGAGAAGCAAAGAAATTTAGATATGATGAAACAAACTTTACCAATGGTTGATTTGTATGCAGAGACTGCTGCACAAAGAAGATTAATGGAAGATAAATCTTCCCCAACTAAGATCTCTCAACAGATACTCAGAGCTAGACAAGGAGAAGCAGCATTAATGAATGCTGTAGCTAATCAGGGAAATACAGCAGTCAATATCGCCACAGCTGGACTCTCACCTAGAGGTAGAGCTGGTGGTAGATAAGCGTTATTGCACTAAAATTAAATTAATAGATTAAATTTTTGTTATGGGCGGAAGACCACCATCACCGAGAGTTGAATATATACCTGCTCCACCCCCACCTGTTACGGTGTCTACACCAACACAGTCTTTAAAAACACAGACTGAGTTAGCAAAGTTAACTAGTGAACAGACTAGGCTGAATATGGAAACTGGTGCGGAATTAGATCGTATTAATGAAGAGTTTTATACTGGTCAGGATCTTAGAAGATACAGAGCCAGAGGTGCTGAAGAGCGTTTACTTTCTGAAACACAAGGGGAACAGACTCGTGCAACCAGAGAGACTGAAGGTGCTCAGACAAGACAGACTAGAGAAACAGAAGGTACTCAAGAGCGATTAACAACACAGACCAGAGGTCAAGAACAGAGAGCAACTGTTGGTAAAACTGGTGAAGAAACTAGAAAGACTAACTTGCAACAGGAGCAGTTTAGACGCTATAAAGAGAATAGAGATTATCAACAGTCACGGGACGCATACAAATCATAACCGAATGGTTAGATACTTTATCTGATAAAGAGAAAGAAACATATCTAGCTTTTTGCAAACAAACCAGCTCACCAATACAGATGTATCTTTATGCTCGTTTTTTAGGGTATGGAGGTTCTATATCTGATTGTCATCTTTGGGCTAAAGAAGAATTCAAAAAAAGAAACTTCAATTCAATACTTGAAGTAGAGATAGATGCAATGCAGATAGATATATCTAAACTTAGAGACAGTATTGATCTTGGAGCAGTTAAACAAGATATGGGTGCTGCTCGTATTGCAATGTTACAGAAAGAATTAAGAGCAAATATAAAACAACTCTCAGATGAAAAACATTTAACGGATAGACAAGGATTGATACTGGCTGGTGCTGATAGAGCATTAAGAGAAATACTTTTAATCTTTAGAGATGATCCTATAGAAGGACCATTACAGGAAGCATCAATGGGAGTCTGGACTAAAATTTTGCAGGAAGAATCATAAGCCTTAATGAGTTAGTCTTAAGACATGGCTGGAACCAGTATCTATTCGGTTTATCGCAGAACTGCTCGTGCTGCTGCTAAACAACAAGTTGTAAAGAAAACATCTTCTATTGATGTTGATAAAGCTAGAACAGATTTTGCATACTTCTGTGATGTTGTAGGGGACAAACCTCCTGCAGAACATATGCAGTTATGGCATGAACATCTATATACACATCAAGATAGTGAATGCCTAATTAATATTGCCGGACCAAATGTAGATATACTTGCACCAAGAGGATCAGCAAAGTCTACAGTATTAGGTTTATTTACAGCATGGGCTATTGGTATTCATGCTCTTAATAAAAAACCATTAAAGATTTTATATATTTCATATACTGTTGATGTTGCCAGACCTAAGAGTGCTGCAATAAAAAGAATTATTGAAGATAGTAAACTTTATAGAGAAATATTTCCTATGGTAAAAATTGCCAAAGGTATAAACTCTAATGAGTATTGGAGTATTGATTGGAAATTTGCAGGAATAAGATCAACTGGTGAAGAAGAATTTAGTTTATGTTGTGCAGGATTAAAAGGTGCTGTTACATCAAAGCGTTCTCATTTATGTATCATTGATGATGCTATAAAATCAGCTGATGATATTAAGAATAGAGATATTCGTGTAGCTATGGAAGATAACTGGAACTCCGTTATTGTTCCGACCATGTTTGAAGGTGGTAGAGCTATATGTCTTGGTACGAGATTCAGACACGATGATATACATCAGACTACATTTACTCCTGATAATGATTGGGTACAGATAATACAATCGGCAGTGACTGTTAATGAAGAAGGTGATGAAAAGTCTTATTGGCCGGATATGTGGTCACTTGAATATTTAAAAGATCGTAAAAGACAATCACCAATAAGTTTTAGTTTTCAATATCAGAATCAGGTAGTAAGAACAACTGATATGTCTGTCTCACCTGATCTGATTATTAAAGGACAGATACCAACTGAATTTGATTGTATAGGTGTTGGAGTTGATTTATCTGCAGGTATCAGAGAAAGAAATGATTATACAGTTTTTGTTATGGGAGGAAGAGTGGGAGATAAAATTTATATTATTGACTGTAAAAGGTTAAGAATAATGGGTAATGTAGAGAAGTTAGAAGCGATAATGGAAATGATGTATGAATGGGGAATAGTTCACAAAGATAAAGAAAAATACTTTCCTACTGGAAGTACTGTGGATGTCTGGTCTGAAGCAGTAGCTTATCAGGCATCATTGGAAGCAGACTTTAAACGTATATGTTTAGAAGAACAGGGACTTTATAATCTTCTCTGGCATCCGGTAAAAGGATTCAGAGGAGATAAAGTTGCCAGATTCAGAGGAATCATGGGCTTATTTGAGCAACATAAGATATTATTTAATAAATATCGTAAATTCCAAGCACTGACAGATGAAATTGTAAATTTCGGAGTCAGTTCTCATGATGATTGTGTCGATGCACTGGTCTGGTTATGTAATGGATTAATGTCCAGAGGAAAACTAGAGTTAGAGTATTGACGAATTAGACTATTAAAAGTATTAACATGGTAGCCAATTTTTTTTATAAAGGTATTGAACTTGAGCAGGATGCTTATGGTTCTGCTGTATTCAACCTTCCTGATGAAGTATGTCATGATCTAGGTCTTCAACCTGGAGAACGCTTCGACATTGAAGCTGATGATGAAAACTTGATTTTTAAACGCATAGCATCCGGCTATGAGATTGATGCCTAATAAAATAATAGAAGATGAATCAAACTAATTCTACTTTTGAAGCAATGCTGAAAGCAGCAATAAGCCGTGAATCAACGGGTACTGCTGACACGATGCTTATCAACGCTCATCTATCACAGATGAAGATGTTTGGTATTAGACAGGGTGTTGAATTCTATCCTGAACAAGATAACTTCGGATCACAAAGATATGACTTTATAAAACAGGTAATTAAGTTCAATCAGCTTGATGCAAGATTAGATTCTATATGGGATCATTTTCTAGCTTTAGGAAAAGGTTTATTTTATATTCGTCCTACAGAAAAAACATATAGACTTTATTGGTTTGATAAAGATTCATATAGAACTTTCTATTCTCCAGAGGGAGAACTTGAAGAAGTAGTAGTTATCTATCCTTACAAAGTTAAATCTAATAAAGGTTTTGGTGGATCACAGATCGGATTAAGCACAGATAAAAGATATATGCGTCTTCGTATTACAGCAGAGACTATTGAAGAAACACATAGTGAACAGGAATTGAGTTTTGATGGTCCACAGGATTTCACAACAATAAATAAAAAAGAACTTACAAATACACTCCAATTCATTCCTTGTGTAGAAGTATTCAATAATCCTGATGCTTTCGGTACTGATGGTAGTGGTGAATTTGACTGGATATCTAATCAGATTGTTGCTCATGATGAAATGGTTAAAAACATCAGAGCTAACCTTTCATTCTTTGGTAATCCGACTTTATTATCTTCACGTCCTAAACAGGACATCGTTGAAAGTAGTAAGGATGCTCCACCACAAAGACCAAGTATTTCAAGTCAATCTGGATTCACTTCTGATTTAAGTACACTTCAATCTACATATAAACAAGATCCTACAAGTAGAAATCCAGCTGGATATATAGGTAGTCCAGGTTCAGGTATGAGAGTTCCTAGAGTTATTGCTAACCTGGAACCTTCAGATCGTGTTGGCTTCATTACTCCTAATGCAGTAAGTACAGATCAATCTAGATATGTTTCACAGTTAAGAAATGAAATACGATTAGCTTTAGGTGGTATTGATGATATATCAATCAGCAATGTAACTGCAACTGAAATTAAATCTCAGTATGGAAGAGTAAGTGCCACAGCTAAAAAGAAATGTTTACAGATCTATGAATATGGTATTTGTAAATGTTTTGAGTTAATGATCTTCCAGGAAGAACAGATATTCCGTAAGACATTAGCACAGGCTTCTGGTATTAAATATCCTGAGTTACCTGTAGAGGAAACTCCTGAAGCAATGGAGAAATATAATAAGCAGAAAGCTACATATGAAAAAAAATTACAGAAAGCAATTGATCTTGCTAGAGAAACAAAAGAGATACCTGACGGTGTTTTAGGACTTGCTCCTGATGGAGATAGAACTGTAGCTTGGAGATGGATGGGACCTGTTTATGAAGATACAGCACAGGATAAAGTACAGCAATCTATATTCTGTAGAAATTTACAAGAATTAGGTGTTGATAGCATAGAAGCACTGAAGTACTTATTCCCATCAAAAACTGATGATGAAGTTGCCGGTATGTTATCGGGATTTCCATTCAGAATGGTAGGACAAGTACAAAGGGCTTATTCTCAATTCCTCGATTTAATCAATCAAGAAATGAGAACACCACATCCGCAGCAACCGGATATTCCGATGGCTGCAGATCCGAGATTAGATCTCACCCCTTTCTTATATAGAACCTTAGAATCACTCCAGAAGGAAGTAACTTATGCAGGCAGATACCGCAATGCCGACCCAATCGGCACCCCAACAATCAGCGACCCCACAGAGCAACTACGTGGCTCCCGTGCAAACAGCAGCACAGCAGCCAGCGGTGGCGACAACTCCACAGTGGGTGGCTCCACAACAGGCAGCGGTGGCACCAGCACCACAAGTGCAAGCCCAGATGGGTACAACACAAGTCCCATAC